AAGATACTGTTCCGCCTGAACCTTTGTTATCGTTGTTTCCCCAAAGAGCCATGTGTTTTACCTAAATTGTTTTTCTTTCTTATAATATTTATAAAAATAGGGGAGTATCAAACTCCCCCCAAAAATATGATTTAATAATTTATCAGGGAGTTAAATCCTTTGCCCCTTTATTCTTCAATTGTCCTTGGACTTGTAAAAGAATGAGTGAAAGAATTCCATTTGATTTTACTTTTGGATTTGCTCCAAGTGCTTCAGAAACTGCAAACAGAACTGTTGCAATCAGAGCTTGGTTGGCAACACACCATGCGATTACTGCAGACATAATTGAACCTTTATAGACCTAATTTATTTATTTCTGGACACTCTTTAAAACAGAACTTGCTGCTTTTGCAAGTTTATCATAACGACCTTTAACTGTTCTATTTGCTGCAGGTGCTGCAGGTTTTGCATCAGGAGTGGTTTTGACTTTACCTTTCTTACCTTGAGGTCTCATACCAGCAAGAACAGTTTCACCTTTGCTATGAATTGCAGCAACTCTTTCTGCTTCTTTTTTTGCTGCTTTTCTTTGAGCATCAGTCATGGATCTTTGAGTTCTTTCTGATGCTGGTCTCATTTTAGTTTTTTTTGGATCAAATACTCCCTCTTCAAGATTTTCAAAAGCATCATTTCTTTGTGAAAGATACTCTACAATAGAATCAAATGATTCTTTTGTCATTGCAGATGTTCTTTGAAGTTTGATGCGAGCCATATCTGCAGCAATCTGTGTTTGTGCTGCTCTACGCTTTGCTGATGCAAGTTGAGGATTGGTCACAGATACTGTTTCTGCATCACCTCTTGCTGGCATACCAGCAGTTCCTTCTGACATTTCATCAATATAAATATCAGTCATCTCATCCCAAGTGAATTCAGAAAGGTCATAACCTTCCTCTACAAGTTCAGAGACCCATGCTTCAACTTCTTCTTTGATTTGTGGGTTGATTGCAACTTTATTCTTACCACTCATTACATCAATTTTCTTGTCTTTAGAGTCGTTTTTCTTTTCAACTTCTACAAGAGTTTCTTCTTTTACACTTGAGGTATCTTTCCCATCTGGTTTACCACCCTTCTTTTTTTGAATGGCATTGTGGACTACACCACGATATTCTTTAGCACCAGATTCAATCTGACCATCTTCATCATAATCTTTCTTTGCTCTTTCTTCTTCTAAAGATTCTGTGTCAAAAAATGGTTTTCTAATTTCTTTATAAGGATCTGCCCAAATGTTAGTCATTTACTTTTAGATAATACTTTCCTTTTTTTATTTATAGATCCTACAGTTGCTCCAGGAGTCATAGATGCAACATATTTGGTATATCCTGAAGTTCCAACAAGAGTATTTGGTTTTCCTGGTTCCCTTGTCATACTGTCCATTTTAACTTCTGTATACTCACAAACATCTTTAATCCAGGACTTGAACATAATTCCTTCTTCAGTTACACAAATCAAATGGTTAGCACCAGAACGAATTACTTCACCACGTAATCCAGTGTGTGAACTCTCCACCTTTGACCCAACCTTGAATAAATTACCAAAGATATAGTTCTCTCTCAAACCTTTCCAATCATATTCTGGGGCAATTTGCCACAGATTATATCCTTCCTTAACATTCATAGATTGTTGAAGGTCTGCAAATAATTGCTTTGATTTTTTGAAGTTATTTGGAAGCATCTTCTTGAATGACTCAAAATCATTTTCTGCTGCTGCTTTTCTTGCTGCATCAGAAGCTACATCAGCATCTTTTGGACCAGCAGAAATGACATTCATGCTGACATAATCATAGAGTTGTCCGTTATTCTTGTTTGCAAGATTGTCAATTTCAGAGACTCTTTCTGCTCCACAAACAATATTGACACCAGTGTATCCTTCTTGATTCAAGAATGCAAGAACATCAAAGATGGTAACAAACTCATCACTATCAATAATATTCTCTGCATATTCAGGGAACATTTCTTTGAGATAAGAAATCTTCAGATCTGGATCTAATGGATTTTGCTTTCCATCTTGAGATCTACTTGGGAAAATATAGAAGTTTCCTTCAGTTGCAGTTTGCTTTGCAGTGCTGAATGCTTTTTGATGTGCTGTTGTTGGAGGATTAAACTTACCAAATACAACAGTTGCTACTTCACCTCTTGAATCTTCTTTAGGTGGTTTTCCTGAAGGTTGTTGTCCTGCCCCTCCTCTTACAGCACCAGTAGGAGCAGGTGCCTTTGCTTTTGCTACTGGTGCCTGTGCTGGTTTAGCACCTAATCTTTTACGTCCTGGTTTTTGTCCCTTGAATTTTCCAGGTTTTCCTCTTGATGGGTCTTGATTATCCTGATCTTCCTCACCATCACCTTTACCTTTTTTCTTACCAGATATAAATTCAAGTTGTCCTTTATAAGTTCTTGCAACTCTCTTTTGCTGCTTATCAATCCAATAACCGTGTCCATCCCCTGTTAACCCAAGCTTGTGTGCTTTACTTGCTGCTTGGGAACTTCTTGCTTCGAAAATAAATTCTGAAAATCTTTTCATTTATTAATTTCTGAATATATCAAATCTTGGTTGCTATGAATATACTGCAGACCAAGTTTCTTGACTTGTAAATATTTATCTTTCTTATCCTTTGGATCTTTATCCTGATCTACAAAACTCACATAAAATCTACAGAAATTTTCAATAGTTTTTCTTTTAAGTTGTTTAATTTTCACATGTTGCTTGTAGATCTTAATCAGATCTTTAAAAAATTCTTCCATCAAGAAAGTAAGGTAAAGATATCTCTTTCAGTATTTACCTCAATACCACACTCTTCCTTAAACTTTTCAAGGTCTTTTTTTGATGGGTTATTAATTCTTTCTCTTGCCATAGTGTGATAATCATCAGACAAATCAAATCCAATGTAATCATGTCCAAGAAGTTTAGCAGCAAGACCAGTAGTTCCTGAACCACTATAAGGATCAAGAACTACTCCAGGTTCTTGCATAACACCTTGGATGCACCTAAGAGGAAGAATGATAGGAAATGGTGCAGGATGAGGATTCTTCATCTCAGGACCAAACTTCCAAACACTTCCATAGTTCACAGATCTCCTAGGAAGTTTGGGACGCTTTGCTCCCTTACACAACCAATAGATTCTTTCATCAATCTGGATAAATCTGTATCCAGAAATTTCTGGACCACTACCCCTATTCCAGATAATCTCTTCTCTGATGTGCCACTTAGTTTTAGGTAACCACTCCCAAGGAGATGTAGCATTACCTTGAAGATACCTTACCTTATGATTATAGAATAGAGAACCACCTTCTTTGGTTTTATCAAACAGAATATTCAGTAGTTCAATCTGTTGCTCTTGATAAACATCTTCTGGAAGCGAATCATCAAACTTATCATATTCAATTTTACGAAACAATCCACCACCAATCTTTTGTTTGTTATATGGAGGTGAAGTTACAGTGCAATCAATAGAGTTATCATCAAGTTGTTTTGCCAACTCAATACAATCTCCAGTTCTCAGGTCAATCATAGGGTTTCCAGTATTTTACCAGTGTAGCACATCATTGGACTTTGATAAAGGGTCCAGAAAGGTCTGCTTGACTAATGTTCATCTTTGATGATAGGAAGTAAGCATGAGTAACTAATTCTGCTAATTTATTTTTCTTTTTTGCTTCAATAAACATTTTAATATATCTAAGAATTCTTAGTTTACTTCTCAACTTAACTGCAAAATTTTTGCCAGAAGGATTTGAAGACACTTTATCTAATTCAAAAGCCAATTCAATAAAAACTTCTGGAGAAACTTGTCTTCCTAAAACAGAAACTTTGCCAAAATCTTTTTTAATAGTTCTATCAGAAACTATGTCTTTAAAATATTTTTGCCAATATTTTAAATGAGTATCTGTAAATTTTCCACTTAAAGGGATATTATAATTGACATCTTCACCAGTATATTTTTTAACAAGGTCTGCCATTTTTGGAGCAGGAATAGCACCATTCCTTGCAGTAGCATTTACATATTTTCCTTTATTATTAGGAACTCTATCTCTTGGTTCAGTTGCATGAGCAGCAGCACTAGAAACTTTACTCTCCCAAAAATATCTTTTAATATATTTTCCTGCTTTAAATTGTGCTTCAAATGTTAAAGAATTTCCTGCAAAATCAGTTTCTCCACCTCTTTTTGAAATCTCCATATAGGTAAACATGTCACCTATAATATCGCCTTCATGAACTTCAATTCCATCAGGACCAACATCAAGATTAGTTTCATATACATGAGATTCTGGTTCTGCTTTTGTTGGTTTCTTAAGAGAAATGCCTATAAGTTTTTTATCCCTCAAAAGTTGACTCAAATATGCATTTACAGTCCCAACAAAAACTTCTGGTGCTGTTGTTCCATCAGAAAATTCTTTCTTTAACAAATCTACCATTTGTTTTATTTTATATTCTTCAGATGCTTTTACCATATAAACATCTGTAGTATTCCAACTATCTTTCTTTCCAGTAAAAAGTTTTTGCTGTTCTCTATTAAAACTATTCCAAATATAATCGTAAATATCAGTATCTTTATTGGGTGGTAGAGTTTTTGTTTTGCCACCATACCTTGCATATTTCCAAGAAGTATCTTCAGCACCTTCAGAGTGAGAAAGATATTTCACAAGTGCTTTTGCTTGTTTAAGAAGACCTTCATACCACTCTTTATCCATATTAGGAAATTCTTTTTTTAAATCCTCAAAAACAATTAAATCTTGGTTGGGAGTTAAGTTTGCCCCTCTATCTATAGCATGATAAAAAGTTACAATAGATGCTGCTTCAAATAAGTCTGTTTCTGCTACCATTTTTATAAAGAGAAGAATGGGTTTAGTTTTTTAGTATTTGGCAAAAATGAATATAAACTTTCAGTAAAAGTAGTTTTAGTAAATTTTACTTCTGGTTGTATTTCATAAAAAGCATAGGATGGACTTCTTAAACTTATCCTAATTCCAAATTCTCCAGTAGAATCTAAAACTGGAATATTTTTACCTAATCCTAATGGATCGTCTGTTGACGATAATTTAAAAAAATTGTCTCCGATTTGTATGTATTCTGCAGATTCTTCTTTTCCAGATGAATAATGTTTTTTAGCAACTTCAGATACATCTATAACTTTTTTTGAAAGAATATACGCATTAGATTTTGTCTTTAAAAAATTACTCATAGTTGCATAAGAAACTGCATTAGAATTTCTCAATCCAGATTTTGTAGTAGGAATAATAATTTTGTCTTTTGGTATATTAGAAAATTTAGAAATTTCTTCAATAAAATTATTCAATTCATTGGATCTATTTGCTATTTCTAATAATAATTTAGTCCCTCCTCCAGGATTTTTTGCCTGCCACTTTCCATCTTCATAACTAAATCTAGTGTTTATAATATTATCTGTTATATTCATCTTAACTTCAACCCAAGCAGTTGAATTTCCTTTTTTAACTTTTACATCAGAATAATGAACAGTTGCAGGAGGTCTAGTTGCAGTTACTCCATTAATTTTATCAATTTCTTCTGCAATTAATCTTTCATGCCTATCAGATTTAGCACTCATAATTTATCACCTATCGTCTTCAGACCTATGCTCTGAATAAAATACGCTGAACGCACCCTCAGGATAACGCTTCATCAGTTTATCTACATTCCTTGAAATGACATAATCAATAGGAGTTTCAAGTGCAATGCAGGCTTGCATTACATACCACATCAGATCACCAAGTTCAGTAATCAGGTGGTCTTTGTTATCTTCATTCCAGGACTTACCTTGGAAAATCATCTTCTTCACGATCTCCAGGAACTCACCACCTTCAGCATTAATACCAACACCAGCAGTCAGCAGGCGTTCAATATTAGCACCTTTGCGATCCAGTTCTACAATACGATCAGAAAATGCTACAAAATCTTTTGATGCATCTGAAGTGACTGCATCTACAAAATTTTGATACTTATTAAAATCAACTTTATCAATCATGAGAATTTTAAACTAGCGAATTTGTTATTTTTAGATTCTTCTTTAACATTATACTCTTCTTCTTGTCCAGAGTCAAGAATATCATCCTGTGCCTTTTGTTCACAATCATAGAGACGCATCTTTGCTCTATCAATACCCACAATAAATCTTTTGTTAATTGTGGGGTCATTGTATCTGTTCTTCAACTGCTTCACCATAATCTGCCCCAACTGTTCCAGTTCTTCTGTGCTAATAAGGGCAAACATAAGATCAGCAGTAGCAGGGAGACCAAAGGACTCACTAGTATCAGTAAGTTCAACATCAGAGTTGCCATAACCACTCCTAGTGGTTTGGGTAGCAGAGACAATGGGAACATTGAATTCCACTGCCAATCCACGTAACTCTTCTGCAATTGCCTTAACATAAGAATAAGAGTTGACAGAGAAGTTTGACTTATACCTGCTGGAACCACAAATGTTAAGGTAATCAATGAAAATAATATCAGGTCTAAATGACTTCTTGAGAGCAAGTTCATTGAGGAGCGACTTGAAGTGACCAACATGTGCTGAAGCAGTTGGATACTCTTTAATAATAAGAGTGCCTTGTGTCTTCTTTGCAATATTATTTACTTTAGTATCAAACATCTGTTTGGGAAGGTCTACAATATCCTTGATATTGACATTCAAAAGATTAGCATCAATTCTTTCAGCAATTCGTTCCTCCGCCATTTCAAGAGTGATATAGAGAACGGACCTGCCTTGCAGTAGGACGGAACTAGCCACATGACACATGAATAGCGATTTCCCAACGCCTGTCCCAGCAAGAGCGATATTGAGAGTCTTGTTAGGGATACCACCTTTTGTGATTTTATTGAAATACTCCAAATCAAATGGGATCTTATCCTCTTTCTTGTGATAGGATTCATATCTTTGCTCATAATCACCAAGGTAGTCATGTCCAATGTGATTGTCAAAACTTACAGCAAGTGCTTGCTGAAGAATTGATGGAATAGAATCTCTGGACTTTTTCTCATCCTGACCATCAGCAATCTTAATAGATTCCATCAATGCCAGGTAAATTGCTCTATCCCTACACCACTTCTCTGTAGTATCAACAATCCAGTTTATTTCTGCTGGAGTATCATCTAATTTTGTAATATACTCACAAATTGTTTTAAATGTATCCTCACTAATGTCTGTTCTATTTTCTGTTTCAATCAGAAGAACTTCTTTAGTAGCAAGGTTATCATAGGAAACAACAAACTTACAGATTTCTTCAAAGACTACTTTCTCATGAAAGTTTTCAAAGTATTCTGATTTGATAAAAGGTAATACTTTTCTACAGTAATCATTATTAAATAAAAGATTTTTCAAAATTGTAGATTCAATTGTTTCCATCATTTATAGTGCAAATATCCAGTTAAAATATACTTTGGTCCAGTGATTGGTGGTTCTCCTTTATGAGGAAACATCCACAATGGAGGAAACAATACTAATGTCCCTCTTTTTGGTTGGATAGTCAGTCCACTAAAAACAGTTTTACCTCCTTCATCAACATCATTTAAATACCAAAGATAAGAAAGATATCTCCTTGCACTTGCATAGTCTTGAACATCCACATGTGTATCAAACATATCAGATCCTCCAGGATTATACTTCTTAATCCTGAATTGCTCAAAAGCATGTGACTCTGGAAAAACTCTCTTGTCTACAAATTCATAGTACTTGTCTCTATATGCAAAAGCATTTTTAATGATAGTATCATGAATTAGATTTACATCTCTGGAAATCTTACAGTTTTCTGTAAGATTGACCTGTGTAAAATTTGGTCTTGAATCATTCTCAATGCGTTCATGAAGTTGGGTTTGACTATCAAAAAATTGAATTAAAAAATCACATACTTCAGGTTCAAGAGCATTTTCATGAACCTGAATTAAATCATTTAAATCAACCATAGGAAAACTCTTGTTTTGCTACTTCATCAATTGCCTGAAGAACTTCTTTTGTAAAATATTTTTCTGGATTTTCCAAAATAGTTTTTCCAAATTGAGTTGTGCCATCTCCAACATCATAACGAGTTCCAACTTTTTTGAAGATTTCATACTTCTCTGCCAACTCCAAAAGACCATAATACTTGTCCAGTCCACGCTCATCATAATAAAGACGAACTTCAACATCTTTATTTTCTTTACTCAACCTTGATTTTTGAGTCTTACATTTAATAATGTTTCCTACAACTTCTGTTCCATCCTTTTCTTTCTTCTTGGAAAGATAGATGATAGTAGATGCTGCATACTTAAGACCAGAACCACCACTCATTTCCTTCATTGGAATATAAGAACCCACCACATCATAAGTGTGATTAGTCACAATCATAGGAATGTTTGCCTGACCCAGTTTAAGAGTCAACATTCTAAATGCACCCTTGACAAGTTGTGATTTAGTCATATCACGAACTTGCTTTGCATTTAAAGCATCTTCAATTTCCTTCTCTGTAGAAAGCATACCCAGAGAATCCAGAACGAACATACAAGGTTTACGTTCACCTTCTTTTTTCTTCAGATACAAGTCCACTGCTTTGAGTGCTTTACTCCTAAACTCCTCAATAGTGACCACATTCACTACTACAATTCTATTAACATCAAGTCCTCTACTTTGCAGCATAGACTTGGTTACAGCAGCTTCAGTATCAAAGTAGAGACAATAACCATCGGGGTGAGTATCAAGAAAATTCTTAACCACAGCGAGAGAAAAGAAAGTCTTTCCAGTACTAGACTCTCCAGCAATAGCAGTAATCTTATTGCCAGATACACCGCCAAATATGCTACCTGAAACCAGTGCATTAAAAATGTATGAACCCGTGTCAACATAAGTTTCAGTCTCATCAATATCTGCTGCCAGTTGTGTATACTCTCCACCAATTTCTTTTACGATGTCTTTTAAAAAGTCCATAATTATGCAAACAATGATTCTAATGTATTTGTTTTTTCTACATTCCAACCAATACAGTTCAGAATGCTTTTAAGAGGATCAATAAAACTTTTCTCAAACTGCAAATCATAATCAACATATTTATTGAGACCCAGCTCCTTTGGAAACTGTTGAATAAAAGAAATAACATTCTCTCTGATTGGATTTGCATTCTTTAAGAAGATAAATTTAATCTTCTCCCCATTATTAATCAGTGGATACTTTGAGTCCAATGATTTATCTTTGATATAATGATTATACAGCAAAGCTCCTCTTGTGTGAATAGGCGTCCCCTTTGTATAAATTGACTGATATGATCTGTATTTTGTGAGTTCATTTACAGACCTTGGGAAAGAAATATCTTCTGGAGGAAGTTTATAAAACTCTTTTTTAAATGACTCCACAAATGAAATCAAATCGTCCTCTGTTTTGTTCATGATGATGTTGAGTGCTTCTTTAATCTTCACTCTGCAAGGTGCAGGGGTAGAAGATTTAACTGCCTCAATACCCATCATCTTCAGTTTTGGAGTTTCATATCTAACTCCTTCACTATCCCAAACATTCAGAATGTATCTTTTCTTTGCAGTCCAGATTCCACGATCAGCAATGTTTTCACGTTTCATCTGCATCTTCTGCTCATAGGCATTTACATAGTCAGCCAATTCTTGGTAGCAACCTTCAATATACTTTTCAAGTTCCACCTGACAGACCTTATCAAGGAACGTGACAATGCTTTCAGTAGTTTTCTCTCTTCCCTTGAATATAGTTTCAACCAAAGGACCCATATTGAGATACACAGAATCAGTATCCACAGCAATAACATAATCAACTCCATCAGTTTTGAGAATCTTATTCATATACTGGTTCAGTTTATTTTCAATCCAACGAATTGAAACCTGACCAGAAAGAGTAACTGCTTCAGCATTTGCAAGTTTGAAGTATCTAAAATACTCATTGCCAACAGCACCATAAGCAGAGTTCAAAGAAATCTTCTTTGCCATCTGAATGTTATTGCACCTTGCAATTTCCTTCTCCAACTCTTTTGTTGGAGTTTTTTCATACTGCTGCTTTGCCTCAAGCATCTTCTTTTTGTAGATGACACGATCTCTATACATCTGTTCCATCAGTTCAGGAAGGAATCCCCTAACATCCTTCCTATACATAGAACCATTAGCACAAACTGCATAGTCCTTGTAATCAGAAAAGTCAATTGACTTATTCAGAATTCTTTCTACTGATGCAGTTGGATGCCTCTGCTCCACAAGTGTTTCTGGACTGATGTTATACATCATCAGAAGGTGAGGATACAGTGAGTTAAGGTCAAAGTTGACTACCCAATCATACTTACCAGGAACAGGTTCTTTTACAAAAGCTCCAGCAAATTTAGAATCTTTTTTAGTTTCTTTCTTGAATGGAATAACAATGTTTTTTTCTTTCAAGTAATTGTAGATAATAGAATCCCAAGTTCTTACCTGAAAGAACACATCATTATAGTTTCCTTTTGAGTCATATGCCATAGTAATGCACAACTCAATCAGTTTCATCTTGTCTTCCAAACGGTCCACAAGTTCCACGTCAACGATGTTATACTCTACAAATTTTTGCCAATCCTTTGTATAAAATTCTTTAAAGGTATCATATTCAGAGTGGTCCAGTTTTTTCTGTCCCAGTTCTACACTTGCAATATGGTCAAGACGATATGACTCTTGATTTGTATAAGTAAATTTCCTATACAACTCAAGATAGTCAAGAATAGTCAAACCTGCAATATCACATCTGGTATGAGTCCTTCCCTTAAGAACAACCTCATCTTCAGTAACAATACCCCAAGTAGAAAGTTGTTTAGCAACCTTTGTGCCAAGAACCCTACAAAGTCTCCCATACACATATGGAATATCATAAAGATCACAGTTCCAACCAGTAACTACTTCTGGAGAAAACTCTTCCCACCAAAAAATAAACTTATCCAATAGATCTGCCTCACTTGTGCAGTAGTGATAAGTTACATTATTTTGTTTATTGACAAAAGGTTTTACGCCCCAAGTAGTAATTTGCTTTGTGGCGTAATCCTGAACAGAAATTGTCAGTAGTTCTTCCTGACAACTTTTAACATCAGGAAATCCATTCTCAGATGCAACCTCAATGTCAATGGTAATCAGTTTGATTTTAGTAATATCAAACTTGATTTCACCCTTATAATTTTCTGAAATGTATTGGTTGATGTATCTGGTGTTGCCATACAACTCAAAGTTTTCTACATTCTCATACTTACTAATAAATTCTCTTGTTTCACGAATGGTTCCTGGTTTGACTGCTTCTACATAATTACCCTCAAGTGTTTTAAACTTTGTTTTTTTAGGCGTTTTTACATACAGAGTTGGGTAAAACTCCTCCCTGTTCTTATAATGTTTTCCGTCAGCATACCCTCTGGAAAGTATTTCATTTCCAACAAGAACTACATTCGTGTAAAAGTTCATTTAATAGTCTTCAAATAAAGTTCAACTTGATCTGGTTTAGGATCTACAATAGTAAAAATAGAATCAGAATGAATCATCAGTTCTTTCTGATTAGTAAAGACTGGCCATCTTTTTAGTTCATAAGTTGTTTCATTTGAAACAAACATCTGACAAGGATTTGTCAATTTACAATCAGGTCCTCCAAGTTCAGATTCTACTTCTTCAATTTCTGAAATCAGAATAGCATCATTCTTCAGAATTAAGATTTTCAGATTTTCCATTTACTTGCTCCAAATACGAATTTTTAACCTCATCAAGAGGTTCTACCACTGTAACTACCCAATCAGATGGAATTTTGATAGTCTTATCTTTAGAAAGAGGAATGTATGGATAGAATACAACTCTTGTATTATCTTCCTCAAGTCTTGTAACAAAAGGATTTGTAATTTGATACCATTTACCATCAATATCTTCTGCAGTTACTTCTGCAATCACATCTTCATATGATTTCAGAATCAAAAGTTTAACAGACATAATTCTCCAAAGTTAGTGATTTATCTTGTAATTTTATAATGTGATCAGCAAGTTTGTCTATGTATCCTTTATTTCTTAATTCTTTAAATACAAGATTTTCAAAGGCAAACTCACCAGACTTATCAAGTCCAGCATTTCTCATGTCTCTAATCTTTTTAAGAAGATTTTCAAGGACTGATACATTATTTGAGTGCTTGATAACACTATTAATCTTATCAATCATATCAGAGACCTTTGATTTTAGCAAGTCCCTATCAACGTCACCAGTGTATTTTCCTGGAACCATAATCCATTTATTATTTTTAATTGAATATACTCCTTGATTCTTTCTGCGCTTTTTACCAACCTCTTCAATATAAGGTTCTACACCATGCCCATAAATTTTTACATCATGAGTCAATGCCCAAAGTTGTTTCTTGTCCTTATAATAATCAGACAACAAATCTGGACATTCTGTTTTAGTTTTATCAATTACCACATGCAAATCTAAATCTGAATACTTGGTATAATTATATCCAGCATTACCACCAAGAAGTAAAATATCTTCTATGCCTCCTTTATCAATTCCCACATAATCAACCCAAGCCATAGCAATCTTTTTCAATTGAGACCTAACTTTTGGACGAAGCATTTCTCCATCCCAAAAGGTAGGATTCAATTGATCATGAACTTGAAATGATATAGATTCTTTGTAAAACCCATTATAAGTTTTCATCTACCCTTTTTTAGATATTTATAAAAAGGGGGGAATGGATGATTCTGACCATCCTTCCCCCTGCGCCGACGATATTCAAAAGTATTTAGAGATAATCTTTACGAGCATGATGTTCTGGTACAATCTTTCCTAATCGAATGGTAAGTAATCCATCTTCAAAGATGACTTCTCTGACTTCTGTGTCATCTGAGAGTGTCCATGCTCTTTTGAAACTTCTTTGAGCCAGACCCTTGTGGATAAACGTCCTATCCGATTCTGTATCAGATTTTTGCCCCTCGACAAAAAGTTTTCCATACTCTGTGAAGACATTCACTTCCTCCTTTTTAAATCCAGCAAGAGCAATCTCCAAGTGAGATTCAACATTATTTACCTGAACAAGATTGTATGGAGGGTAATTTGTCGTAGTTTCATGAAGATTAAACAATCTATCAAAATATTCATCCATTCCAATACTGTTGCGTGTAATCCTATCCATCAGTGCAGGAAGATCAGACGCAGTATAACGCATAAGGTTAGTCATTATGGTAGCTCCTTTGAAAGCGAGTTTGTGTTTTGTGGACCCTTACGGCATCCATTATTAATTATACAACAAGTCACAAAAAAGGGGATGTTGAATCCCCTACAAAATTATTCAGTTTCCTCTACTCTTTTCTTTTTAGATCCAATATTATATTTGGTTTCCAACACCCAATCATCTTTATCCTTATAGGACAGAACCTTAATTTGATTCAGTGGTGCCAGGTCTTGAATCTTGGTAACATTATTGACTGTAATCAGACCCCAATCTGCAAGAAGTTGAATAATTCTATTCCTTCTCTGAACATCATTCACAGTGAGGTTTGCATGTTTGCCATCAAGTGCAAACAACTCCTTGAAGTGCACAAGATAATATCTTCCTTGTTTATGGAGGATATGGCAGGATTGATACAGTTTCTTTTCTTTACGTGATGCAACACCAATTCTGGTCAGTGTTTCACGCACTTTTAGAAAATCATCTGGTTCATTCAGAGTGACTTCCACCATTTGGTCAGGAGACCATTTCACTTCAGGCTCATGTACAACGCTCATCTCATTCCTCCAGTTTCAATTTTAGTTTTAATAAAGTTAATTTGTTCTTTGGAAAGTATCCTCAAAGCTTGCTTTGCCTTTTCATTACTATAACCATAGTAAGATTTGACTACTTCAAGTTCTTTGATTTTTTCTTGTTTAATCCAAGGAGAATATCTTTTCCTTGTTCTCACAGTATTTATAAAAAAGTCATATTGTAACTTTTTATCTAATGAATGATTCTTATTCATTTCATTGGCATACATCAAAGTATCAATAGTTCCAGACAAGCATCTATTGATAATGTATGGTGCATAATCTTTTTTGGAGGATAAATCATCATCCATAATATTAATCTTTGATTGATTAATTGAGTTTAACCAATCCTTCAATTCATACTTCATAATTAATCAAAACCAATTCCTTTCTCTCATGTTGGTCTTTCATATAATCACCAACAGATCTCATAGTATAGGTATGAGCATATTCAATTGCTTTCCAATTCTTAAATCTATCTTTAATTAATTGACTTGAATTATAACTGACCATCATATCCATATCATTAGAATCGCAATCAGCAACAAACTTATCGTGATCAAATCCTTTGTGCATTGATCCTTTGTTCCCATAGAGATTATCCTTAATATCATAAGGAGGATCCAGATACATAAAAGCACCCTTTGTTCCATCCATCAGATAATCATAGGAATAATTAGTTATACGCCACTTTTCAATTATCTTAGAATACTCAGGCAGTTTTTCGATCCCTCGCATACTGAAGTTGTTTTGGGAAGCTTGCTGTGAAAATGATGAACTCTCTGTAAGACCACTGAAACTACACTTATTGACAATATAGAAAGCCACAGCACGATCAAAATTTGACACATTCTGGTCATTGATCTTCTCCTTAGAAACTAAGAAAAGTTGCTTTGCTTTGTCTGTAGTATCACAAGTAATCTTAAGTTGAGTAAGAGCATTTGAAAGATCAGGTCCAAACATCTGGAGTTGTTGCCAGAAGTTTACCAGAGGTTCATACAAATCATTCACCCAAATATCTAGGTCAGGAAACATTTTGGTTACATAAATTGCAACACTTCCTCCACCAAGAAGTGGTTC